GGACAAATCGGTACTTGTAGAGTTGTACGTTCAAAGAAAGTACCTCTAGATTCAACAAGTGCTTTCTACTTATGCCCTATGGTTAAGTTGACTAATGATGCTGAAACTGAGGAAGATGCTCCAGCAGTAACAATTTACTTAAAGCGTGATACTCAAGTAGAACGTGAAAGAAAAGCTGATGCTGGTGTTACTAACTTATTTACTAATAAGCATTATGGCGTTGCCTTAACTAATACATCTAAAGTAGTATTATGTAAATTTAAGAAATAATAGGGCTACCCTATCGGAGGGATACAATGATAATTAGTGTTAATGATTTAAAAAATGTATATGGTGTCTTTAAGAATGAAAATGAGGCTTTAGTGCAAGCAAAGTTAGATGGCTTAGAATCACTTATAAGACTATATACAAATAACAATTTTCAAAATAGAAATATTAGAGTTGACTGTCCCTCATTCGACAATTATTTGATAGTATCATCCACTAGGTTCAAGGTGGGTGATACTGTTCAAATAACCAATTCTAATTATAATGATGGTTTATATGTTATTACTGAAATTTCAAAAGATAAGATTAAATTAAATAAGGATTTATATGATGTTGAATATAACTTAACCACTAAAATCGAATATCCTGAGGCGGTTATTTCCACAGTAGTGAATATATTATCGTGGGATGAAAAATACGGCTCTAAAATGGGAATTCAAAGCGAGTCCATAGGTAGGCACTCAGTAAGTTATTTTCAACAAAACGAACAAAATTCACTTGGTGGTTATCCTATCCATTTATTCAATCCTTTAAAACAATTCATGATGGCTTCTAGGAGATTTAAGTAATGATCGGTGGAAACTTAGATGCGACTTTTCAAGTTAAATTAGTGACTGAAAATGACCTAGGAGAGCATATAAACACTTGGGCTGACTTTATCACAGTTAGTGGTTGGTTAGACTTAACAAGCGGTAATTCTACTTATTCACATAAAACTAAAACTGAAGAATCAACACACGTTTTACTTACTGATTACAATAAAACAGTTAGAGGTTTATTTATAAACAAGTGTAGATGTGTAATCGAGGATAGAATTTATCAAGTAACATTTATTGATGACCCTATGGAGATACACGATCATTTAGAGATATTTCTAAAATTGGTGGGTGTTGCTAGTGAGTGATGTTAAATTTACTGATAACTCTATCCAAGTAATTAATGCTATTAATCAAGAAGTATTAAATGCACTTGAAGAAGCTAGTGGAGAATTAGAAGCCCAAGTAAAACGTAATACCAAAGTTAAAACTGGTAAGACAAAAGGTAGTTGGAATCACGTTGTAGATGAGCATAAATATGAGGCGTATGTTGGGTCTAATTATGAAAATGCTATTTGGGAAGAATTCGGTACTGGTATTTATGCACAAAATGGAAATGGTAGAAAAGATGTACCATGGGTTTATCAAGATGAACAAGGTAAATGGCACAGAACTAAAGGTAAGAAACCACGTAAGGCTTTACAAAAGGCCTTTAATTCTATGAAAAATCGCATAGAAAGATTTTTTAAAGAGAGGTTTAAGAATTTATGATAGAAGTATTAAAAGCTCTTAAAAATGAATTTAAAGCCCTTGATATACCATATTCATATGATGATTGGGGGACTGATGTTGTATTACCTTACTTTGTTGGCGAATTGTCGGAAGTACCAAGCTATAATGAGGATGGAAAACGTGAATTTTCCTTTACTTTAACTGGTGAGGATATGGATAGCTACACTAATTTATATAGAGTTACTGAAATTTTGAAAAATACATATAAGCAATCTAAAAAAATAAAGCTTGATGATGGATTAATGGTTATGATTTATAATCGTACCTTTAATGTGCCAGTGGATAGTGAAAGAGTCAAGCGTGTTGAAACTGAATTCACAATATATTTGTGGGAAAGTGAGAATTAAAAAATGAAAAAAGGAAATAACGGTGTTAGTGCTAAGACTATTGAGAATATTCAATTCGGTGCTGGTACTATCCATAAAGGTTTAAAGTATACAACTAATACCTGGAATTTTGATGAGTCATGCGTTGGTGCTACTAAGGGTGGTTCATCATTAAAAATTACACCATCATTTTATAAGATTGAGCCAGATGGTTCAACTGTTGCTATCAAGCAATTTAACAAGAAGATTGGTGAAGTAGCTACTTTAGAAGTTAATTTCTTAGAGTTGACAAAGGATTTAATTAAGTCAGCTACTATTGGTCAAGATGGTACTAGTGCAGATACTAACTTTGATTTGATTGAATCTAAAGATGCTATTGCTGAGGGTGATTATTGGGATAATATTGCCTTTGTTGGTGAAACAGCTGATGGAGAGAATATTATCGTTATTTTAGATAATGCCTTATGTACAAGTGGATTAGCTTTAGATAGCCAAAATAATGCTGAGAGTGTAGGTAAATACACATTCGAGTGTCACGCAGATGCAGATCAATCACTTACAACTCTACCTTGGCATATCTATTACCCAAAGAGAGCTTAATTATAGAAACTTAGGAGGATGATTTTAAAATGGAATATACAATAAGAAAACCTAAAGCAACGGATTTACCTGTTGCTTGTAAAATTATAAAGGGAATCGGATTAAAAAATATAGCTAAATGCTTTAGTAATGATGATATTGAAACATTAAAAAAATCAATAGCTGGTGAAAAGGTCACTGATGAAATGCTAAATAAAGCTGGATTAATGGTAGTCTTATCAATCGGTGATTTGATTTTTGAAAAAATGGAAGATGTACAAACTGATTTATTTAGATTCATTTCCAATTTGACTGGTTTAAAAGTTAAAGAAGTCGAAGATTTATCACTTACTGATTTAGCCAATATTGTAATTGCTATACTTAAAGAGCCAGATTTCACGGATTTTATCAAGGTTGTTTTAAAATTGTCCAAATAGGATTTAATGAATTTTGGGATTTGGTATTCAAAAGGTACTCGAATCCCTTTTATTTAATGGATTCATTAATTGAAAATAACCAATTTAGTGATTTTATATCAACAATGATTAATAATCGTAATGATGAATTATTATTTGAGGTATGGCTTCACAAATGTTATGATAAAACATTTAATGAATTTAAAAAAGATATCCAATTATCTAGTGATGCTCAAGCTGGATATATGGATGAAGATGATGTTAAAACAACCGTTAAAAAATCTAAAGATATATTGAGCGGTTTTACACCTCGATAGGAGGGGTTAAAAAATGGAATTATTTAAAATTTTCGGCACTATCGGACTAAAAGGTGTTAATGAATCAGAAAAAGAACTTAAAGACCTTACAAATAACGCTGAAAAAAGCTCAAGTAAATTGAGTAAAATCGGCTCTGTAATGAAAGGTATCGGTAAGGGTGTACTTATTACTACTGGAGCAGTTGCAACCGCTGGTATAGGCCTTATTAAGAGTGTATCAAGCTCATATGGAGCATTACAGCAAAGTATCGGTGGTATCGAAACACTTTTTAAAGATTCAGCAGATAAAGTAATCAAGAACGCAAATAACGCTTTTACCACGGCTGGTATTAGTGCAAATGATTATATGCAACAAGTTACTAGCTTTAGTGCCTCATTACTTCAAGCGCTAGGTGGAGATACCGAAAAAGCGTGTGATAGTGCAGATATGGCTATTAGAGATATGGCAGATAATGCGAACAAAATGGGTACATCTATGGAGATGATACAAAACGCTTATCAAGGTTTCTCTAAGCAAAACTATACAATGCTTGATAACCTTAAATTAGGTTATGGTGGTACTAAAACTGAAATGGAGCGCTTATTAAAAGATGCTCAAAAAATAACTGGTATTAAATATGATATATCAAATCTAAATGATGTTTACCAAGCTATTCACGTTATCCAAGGTGAACTAGGTATTACAGGAACAACAGCAAAAGAAGCTGGAGAAACAATCGAGGGTTCATTTAATAGCCTAGGTGCATCATGGCAGAACTTTTTAGCCGGATTAGGTGACCCTAACGCTGATATGAAGATGCTAGTTGACAATCTAGCTAAGGGTATTAATGGAGCTATTAAAAACATAACACCAATTATTGAGAATATGGTTCAAGCTCTACCAACTGTGGTTGATTCATTGTTGAATGCTGTTATGGATATGCTACCTACACTTATTAATACTTTTACTGATCTAATTCAAAAAGTGTTAGATGCTATTATTCAAGTTCTCCCTCAATTCGTAAGTCTAGCTCTTGATTGTGTACTAAAAGTCACAGATACACTTCTTCAAAATCTACCATTGATAGTATCAGCTGGAATGCAGTTATTATTAGGACTTGCTCAAGGTATAGCCGATGCACTCCCTACTCTACTACCTTTAATTGTTCAAGTAGTGGTTGAGGTTGTTAATATTCTATTAGAGAATATTCCTTTAATTATTGAAATAGGAACACAGTTATTATTAGGACTTGTACAAGGTCTAACTGAGGCTATACCAATGTTAATTGAGATGCTTCCAAGTCTAATAGAAAAAATAATAACTACTTTAATTAATTGCCTACCTTTATTGATAGATTGTGGAATACAACTAAACATGGCTTTGATGAATGGTATGATTAAAGCTATACCTAGCTTGATAAAAGCTATTCCACAGATACTAATGGGTATATTCAAAAGTCTAATCAATGGTATTCCTAAAATGCTTGAAGCTGGTCAAAAACTAATGGGCGGAGTTTTAGGTGGAATTAAGAAAGCCTTTGGTGGAGTTATAGATTTCTTTAAAAATAATTGGTCAACTATATTATTATTCATTGTTAATCCGTTTGCTGGAGCTTTTAAATTATTATATGATAAATGCGATAAATTTAGAAATTTCTTCAACGGTATAATAAATAATGTAAAAAATGCTTGGAATAGTTTTTGTAATTTCTTAAAAAATGCAATTAAATTACCACACTTTACTTTTAGCGGTTCAATGAATCCAGCTGATTGGTTCAACGGAAAAACACCTAAAATCGGTGTCGAATGGTATGCTGATGGTGGTATTATGACTAAGCCAACAGCCTTTGGATATAATCCTATGACTGGTAATACAATGATAGGTGGAGAAAGTGGAGCTGAGGCAATAGTACCATTAGATAGATTACAAGGGTATGTTACAACAGCGGTTAAAGAGCAAACAAGCGACCTAACTTATGGAATGAATAAATTAATTGATTTACTAAGTACGTATTTACCTGATATCAGAGATAATATGGATAGACCGATTATGCTTGATTCTAATAAGGTTGTTAATGCAACAGCTCGCAAAATGGACAGTAAACTAGGTGATATAATGACTAGTAAAGCAAGATTTGGGGTGTAAGATATGAAAGGTGTACAATTTGGAAACAAACATACATATGATGACTGGGATTTAGTCCTAACTGGTAAGTCGTTAGGACTCCCCACTCCTAAAGTTTCTAGTGTAGCAGTTGAGGGAGCGGATGGATATATTGATACTTCTGAAGTGTTAAGTGGTGAGATTAAATTTAATAATCGTACTTTGGAATTTGAGTTTACAATGACAACTGATTATGAGGAATACAACGAACTAATTACTGAAATAAGTAATTATTTACACGGTAGAAAGTTAAAAATCATACTTGATGAAGATGACTCTTATTATTACTATGGTAGATGTCAAATAAATCAATGGACTAGTGATAAGCGTATAGGAAAGATAGTTATATCGTGTGACTGTGAGCCGTATAAATACACTCTAAGACCGTTTGTTACTAGAGCTAGTATAAGCGGTACTACTTATGTCAAAGTCCTTGGAAAAAGAATGACAGTAACACCTATAATTGAAGTATCAAACGATATGGAAATAGTAATTGATGGTAAGTCTAATAAACTATACAAGGGTAGAGAAAATGAGATTCTTGACCTATTCATTAAAGAGGGTGTAAATACTCTAGTCTTTAATGGTAATGGTGAAGCCAAAATCTCATACATAGGTGGTGAGTTGTAGTGTATCAAATAATCATTGATAATCGAGATGGTGAAAGGTATGTATTACACGATTCACGGTCAAATAAAATAAGAGTTCTTGAGGCCAAGTGTGATTTAGAGTTAAATAAAACTGGTACATTGACTTTTAGTATAAGCCCAACACATCCTCATTTTGATAAGATATTCAAGCATAAAAGCGAGATTTATTTATTCCAGGATGATGATTGTATTTTTTGTGGTAGAGTCTTAAATGATGAGGTGGATATTTACAACTTTAAAACAGTAGTATGTGAGGGAATGCTTGCTTATTTGTTAGATTCTATACAAAGGGCTAAATCTTATTCCATCATTGGTGATAATAAGATTAGAGATTATCTAACTGAGATTGTTAATATTCATAACAGCCAAGTAGATGATCATAAAAAATTTAGTGTAGGTGTCGTATCAGAAGTAGACACATCAGAAACATTCTATAAAATATCATCATATGAAGATACTCTTACCACACTCAATAAAGACCTAGTAGGAAGTTATAAACATACTTATTTGATTGCTGATTTTAAAAATGGTAAAAAAGTAATCAATTATGTAAATTATGAAAACTATGCAACTGATGACTCAATTCCTACAAATACTCAAGTTATCCAATTTGGTAAAAATTTATTAGCTTTAAATAGATCACTTAAAGGTGAAGAAATAGCAACAGCTATTATTCCACTAGGTGCAACTGTAAACTCGGAAGAAAGTGAAAATGGTACTGTTGATTATAAATTAGATATTACCAATGAGGATGATTTTGCTGAGGGAACTATCAAGCACGTTAAGGGAACGGATTATATCATTGATGAAGAAGCTGAAGCTTTATACGGTCGAATTTTTAAAGTTATTAATTATGATGATATTGAAGATGACACAACTAAATTATTAAATAGTGGAGTTGAGCAACTTAAATATTACAGTAAGTTAGCATCCACAATCGAACTTACAGCGTTTGACTTGCATTTATTAGATGTTAGTGTAGACTCCTTTAGACTAGGTCAAAAAGTTAAAGTGTATAGTAAATTACATGGCCTTAACAAGTATTTGATTGTACAAAAAATATCTATTGACTTAGATAATCCAAGCAATACAACCATTGTATTAGGTGATGAGGAACGTATATCAATAGATGTCAATTCTTCAAGCTCTAAAAAGAATAATGATGCTAAAGATAAATTAGATGACCTAGAAGATAAATGGAACAACAATGATTATGTCAATAAAAAATATTTTGGTACTGATGACTATAAAAATAATTTTAAAGATAACTTTAAAAATAATCTAAACAGTGATGACTATAAAAATAACTTTAAGGATAATCTTAGAGATTATTTAGCCAGTAACGATTTTACCAAGGATATGGATGATTACTTTAATAGTAAAGTTGGAACTGGTGAACTAACTGATTTATCACAGTATGCTTTAAAAACTGATGTACAAAATGCCTTTGATACATTGGCTAATTTGCTAAAGGGGGTATAATTATATGGCTTTTGACTTAAATGCTCTTAGTGAGGCAATTTCAAGCCTTAAAACTAATATTTCTAATTCATATAATGAATGTGAAAGTAAAGGTGCAACAATGCCAACGGAAAAAACCTCAAGTAACTTAGCTGACTGCATCAAGTCAATACCTAGCGGTGGTAGTACTCCAAGCGTGGATATGAACGCTCAACCGTGTAGTTACTTCAATGTTACCTGGGCTGAGATAACTGATCCATCAGATGTACCTCAACAATTTACGATTGACTTTAGTTCAATAGGTGTGACTTTTAAGTCAATTGTAATATACAGTGCAACAAACGATGGATACTTTAGTATTACAAGAATTGATAGTACTAAATGCGTTATATCAGCTCATCCATTTATTAAATACCAAAGTGAATCAATCTATGGTGTAACGGATATGGGTGAGGGAACATATAGAGCCAATTATGTAACTAGTGGTAATAGTATCACATTTACTAGAGCTAACTATGAGAATGAGGGTGTAAATTATCCTGGAAGTAAATATGATAACTTTAGAAACTTACCAGTCCAAATTGCCGAGATTGATACAGCCAGTGGCCAAGTGGACTATATGTTAGAACTAATAAACGTGATGGCTTAGAGGTGGTGAATTATGAACGAGATGGATATTGAATTAAGATTGAATGACCACGAACACGAGATTAAGTCTTTAAAGCATAGAATGACTGAACAAGAGAGTCAATCCAAGGCTTTAAATGATTTAGCTCTAAGTGTTAAGGAATTGGCCATCAATATGAATATTATTGTTGATAAGCAAGAGAGCCAAAACAAGCGCCTTGCCGATTTAGAAACAAAACCAGCTAAAAGGTGGGAAACAATAGTGACTTGTGTTATCACAACTGTGGTTGGTGCAATAATAGGATTCTTATTAAGTAGAATCGGACTTTAGGAGGGATATTATGGATATTAACCAAATATTAAATATAGCATTAATTATATTAACTATATTAAGTACTTTAGTTGGATATTACTTTAAAATAAAGGAAAATATCCTTAAAGAAATCAACGGACTTATTAATAATGCAGAAGATGGAGAATCTATCGGAGCGGATAAAATGCAGAGTGTAGTCGATAACTTATATAAGCTAGTACCAGCTCCATACAAAGGAATCTTAAATAAAAACGTGTTAGAGCGTATGGTACAATTAGCGTTCGATAAGATTGAAGAATACGCTAAGAAACAAGTGAATAAAAAATAATAACCTTGACTATCATTAAGATACGGAGGTGTTTTAATGACTGATAAGGAACGTATAGAACGCTTAGAGCGTTTAGTTAAAATATTATTTGAAATGCTAAAAGAAGAACCTAGGAAATAAATCCTAGGTTTTTTATTTTTTAAAAAAGTTGTAAAAAATGACAAAATGTTATTGACAACGACAAATAAAGGTGTATAATAAAGGTGTAATCGATAGTGATTATCAAATAAGAAAGGTATAAGGTGAAAGAAAATGAAAGAAATCTATTTTGTAATTGATGAAAAAGGAAACAATGGACATTGTAAAGTTTTGAGTAAATACACATTAGTGTCAAGTGCTCGTAGGTATGTAACAAACTACCTTAAAGAAAAATACGGGAAATATAAAAGCCGTGAATTGACAAGAAAAGACCACAATATCCGCATAATTCTTTGTGTGTATGATAACGGTAAATATACACCTATGGGTTATTGTAATTAATGGTTAACGCTTAGCCTAAAAGCGCAACCCTTATGGGTAGAAAAGGAGGTGAAATAATGAAAAAAGATATTAAAACATCATTTGAAAATGAATTACTAGATGTAATTGAAACTGCTAAGCAAATTAGAAATTATATGATAGATACGGAAACTCCGTTAGCTGAAAGAAAGCAAGAAATTCCTACATTTAGAACAGCAAACGAGGCTAATAAAGCTATTATTAGTGCGATAATAAATAGCATAGCTCTTGAAAAGTTAGGTGAATAATATGGGCGAGGTATGGAATAAAAGAATATTAACTTCTGAACAACTATTATTTTTAAAAAATCAACTTGAAGAAAATCTTACATATGAAGAAATAACTCACAACTTCAACGAAAAATATCCTAATGATAAATTTATTAATTGTCATTCTTTAGGCGATTATTTACGAAAAAATAAATTAGTATTTTCAAAACCTAAACTATTTAAAATTATATCTTCACAAAAAGAATTAGATTTTGTAATTGAAGCTATGAAAAATGTTAATTTTACATGGAAAGATATTGCTGATGAGTTTAACAAAGCTTTTAATAAGAACGTTGAACATAGAGCACTTTCAGAGCATATGACTAAAATTCGCAAAATTAAAAGACCTAGTGGAATAAACAAAGGGAAATTTGATGGCTATACTAATATTAATAAAATGCCTGTTGGAAGCGAAATTGAAAAAAATGGTTATATATGGATTAAAGTCAATAATAAACGAACTAATGATAGAAGTACTAGAAACGCAGTCTATAATTTTAATTGGAAACCTAAGCATATTTATCTTTGGGAACAAGCTCATAATGAAAAACTAAAAGAAGGTGAAATAGTTATATTTCTCGATGGTAATAGAAAAAATTTCAATTTGAATAATCTTAAAAAAATTAGTCGGCAAACAAACGCTACACTTGCAACATACAGAGCTCATAATTATGGAAAAACAACTGAAGCTATGATATGTGTAATTGAAGCTAATCAAGCATTAAAAGATGTGAAATAATAACAGTTAAGGAGTGGTAAAATCCACTCCTTTTTTGTTGCCAACCTGTTGTCAACATTTTGCCAACAATGAGGTGATTATCATAAAATACACCTGATTATAATAAACTACTAAAATCGTTGAAATTATGCTATAATAAATGCAATAAAATATAATTAGGTATTATTAATTACATAATTAATATAATATATAATTATTTTAGTTTTTAAAGAATTGTCTAGTGATAATGGGTATTTGAAGGGGTTGAAATTTTTTAAAATGATGAATTGTCTACGATTTGTCAACATTCAAAATATCCTCCATGATATCAATAGATTTTTGACTTGCATTTTTATTATAATGAGTGTAAATTTCCAAAGTGCTTTTAATTGAAGCGTGTCCTAATCTTAATTGTACATCTTTAATTGAAGCTCCATTTTGGATTAATAATGTTGCGTGACTATGTCTTAATAAATGATAATGAAAGTCGATTCCTAAATCATCTTTAATAAATTGGCATCTTCTAGTTATATAAGTGTTAGTTACTCGATTTAATTGTCGGTTGGTACATATTGCAGTTGGTGGTTCTAGATCATGTTCTTTGGCCATTCTCTCTTGTGTAGTTTTCCAATCTCTCAATATATTAATCAAAGTGTCGCATATTAAAATTGTTCTAACACTATGTTTAGTTTTAGGTGTATTTATAACATATTCACCTTTTAATCTAATCATAGTTTTATTGATTCTTAGTGTTTTATTCTCAAAATCAATATCATCCCACTCAAGAGCTACTGTTTCACCACTTCTACATCCAGCATACCAACCAATGTATAAAGGTATTTTAAAATAAGCTAGTGATTTTGGTAAACTATGAATTACATCTTTAAATTGTTCTGGAGTTAAACATTCAAGATCATTATCTTTTTTAACAACATTATCTTTAAATCTTAACTTAATAAGTTTACTAGGGTTACTTCTGATATATTCCAAAGGAAATACTGCATAATCCAAAGAACTATGTAACACTACCCTAATCATTTTTATATAAGAAGTGGATACACCTTTCTTTTGTAAATAGTTTATAAAATCCTGACATAACTTAGGTGTTAGGTTTTTTAATTTTAAATTTCCAAAATAAGGTTTTAATTGTAATCTTATTATTTGTTCATAAGATACCAGTGTTAAAGGTTTACAATTTGGTTTGGCATAGGATTCATACCATTCATCCAAATAATCGTGTAGCGTGATTTCAGAAGCTTTGAACACTTCACCTGTTCCATCATATTCAGCTTTAGCTTTAGTACCCGCTTCTAAACATTCTTTTTTAGTCCTGAATCCACCTTTAGAATATCTTTTTCTCTTACCATTAATTTTTCCAATCTCAAAAGAATATTCCCAGGTATTACCTCTTTTTCTTGTACTTATTTGTGCCATTTTTTAATTTTTCCTCCTTTTACGGTAACAGTTGGTAACAGTTAGTAACAGTTGGTAACAGTTGTTTTTTACTAAATGTTACCTCAAAAAATACTTTAGGTAAGCCATTTTTATAATAAGCGGTAATAGGTAACAGTTAATACTATATATATTCTTTATTATATTTATTATATTTTATTGTATTTTTTATTATTTTTTATTTTTTAAATAATAGTATATATATATAAAGAAATTACCATCTAACTGTTACCTGTTACCTTTTTGAAAAAAATGCCTTTATAGAGCCATTTTTTAGGGTAACAGTTTGCTTTAAAAAGTGTTACCAAGTGTTACCTAACTGTTACCTTGCTCTATAATCTTAATAATTTGGATTATTGAATCACGTGTTCGCTTTATTTCGTGATAAATTAATCGGCTTAGTGATGAACCATTACTTATTATCCTGTTGTTAAAAATAATATCTTTGGATTCAATGGTATTAATAAGCCCATCCAAAGTATCTATTATATCTTCACTTCTCTCATTGCTTGGAAGTGCTACGATGTTATTTCTTAAAAAATAAGCTGGGCTTAGATCAAATGTATTAGCCATTCTCGATATAACATTTAGGCTTGGCTCTATTTTATCTGTTTCATATCCAGCTAGTGTAGAACGGCTTACTCCTATTATCTCGGAAAATTCCTTTTGAGTCATATCGTTGGCTTTCCTCAAGGTCTTAATTCTTTCACCTACTGTATCCATATAATCACCTCTTAAAAAGAGTATATCCAAAAATGTTTTATTTTACAACAAAAAGTTGTTGACAATAGAATTTTTAATAGTATAATAAAAAGTGTAAGGTGTCACTTCTACTAACAATGTGCCTATCTTACCAACATTTCTTAAATTATATCTTAAATGAGGGGGTTCTCCCCTCGACAAAAATTCAAAGGAGGAATAACAAATGATAAATCTTATTAAAGAAGATACCTTGAATGAGCAATCACAGGATAATGCAAGAAATAGTGATGCTGATTTTAATAGATTTGTCATGACTTGCAAAAAAGAGTTAAAGCAAACTGGATGGTGTGTTTGCTTTAGTTTAGAGCAAGTTGAAGAGCTTAAGAAAGAATTTAATCTTAAGTATGTTGAATCTGGTGGTATCTATTATGTGGAGGTGGAAAAAATGATAAAATTAATTATTGATACTAAGAGTGATGAAAAACACTATGTGGTCTTAAAAGAAGATGGAACACAATTTTGCTTAATAGCTAAGTCTAATAATACTTTAGATGATGTTAAGAGGTTCATTGGTACAATGAATATTAAGGAGGTGATCTAATTGACTAAAGGTGTAAGAGCTTTAAAGAAGTATCGTTTTGATAACGAACTAACACAGCAAGAATTTGCTGATAAATTTGACTTCAATAGAAGCACTATTGCTAGTATTGAATCAGGAATCACTAAGCCTAGCGTTACCACTGCTCAAGCGTTAAGTTCTGTTATTGGTATTAAGTGGTATTTATTTTTTGAGGAGGAAAAATAGATGCTATACACTGTTAGAGAGGTTGCTAACTTATTAAAGGTTAATCGTAACTTTGTTTATGATGAAATTAAAAACGGAAAATTAAGAGCCATAAGAGTCGGCTCAATTAAAATTAGGCACGATGACTTGGAGGCTTATATTAATCAAAGGGAGGTGGTTATTAATGGAGTGGAAACCAATTAAATGCTATGAGGGTTTATATGAAGTATCTGATACTGGACTAGTTAGGAGTATTGATAGAATAATTTCAGATGTTAGATCACCATTAAGAATATTCAAAGGAAAAACATTACATCCTACTGAACATAACGGAAAACAACCGTACTATTATGTTAGTTTATGCAAAAATGGTAAAAATAAAAAATGTTTAGTACATCGGTTAGTTGCTGAAACATTTATTGATAATCCATTACACAAAGAACAGGTTAATCACAAAGATGGAAATGTACACAATAATAATGTTAGTAATCTTGAATGGTGTACAAACGCTGAAAATACTCAACACGCATATGATACATTTTTAAATAAGCGTAAGCAATTACATATCGAATATAATGGTGAAGTGCATAGTTTAATGAAATGGTGTAAGATTTTGAATCTAAACTATAAGAAAACACATTGTCGTTATAGAAAATTAGGATGGAGCATTGATAAATGCTTTCAAGGAGGTGATACAAACCATGTCAAATATTAAGTTAATGAAGCATCAAGAAGATGTTTTAAATGAATCCAAAGACCTAAATAAAGTCGCTTATTATTTTGATATGGGTTGAATGGCTTAGGTAAAACATTTATTGGATCAGAGAAAGCTATGCAACTACACAAAAACATTTTGGTTGTATGCCAGAAGTCCAAAGTTGAGGATTGGATAAATCATTTTAATGATAATTATGATGTACTTGATGATGGAGAAGTACTCAGCGTATGTAATTTAACTAATAGGGATACTCTTGAGTTTGGTATATTTTTACTAAATAATTTAGATGAAGAAGCTAAACGACTTAATGAAGGTGACACTATTATGGTGGGAGTAATTAATTATGACCTCGTATGGCGAAGACCTGAATTATCCAATCTAACTGATTTTACACTTATCTTGGATGAATCATCATTAATCCAAAACGACACTTCTAAACGTTCAAAGTTTATACTTAAAAAATTAAATCCTACCAATATTATTTTATTATCTGGTACTCCAGTAAGTGGAAAATATGAAAAACTTATTTCTCAAATACATTTACTTGGATGGAATATATCAAAAGAGCTATTTTTAAGGCAATATTGCCTATATGAGCGCACTTTAGATGGTTACCCTAAAATCATAGGTTATAAGAATGTTGACCGCTTAAAAAGGAAATTAAGAGAGTATGGATGTTTCTTTAAAAAGACTGATGAAGTCTTAGATTTACCAGAACAAAGATTTATCACTGTACCAGTTAAGGAAACTAAAGAGTACAAGTATTTTATGAAAAATAGAATAGTTACTATTGATGGACTTGAACTTATTGGAGATACCACACTCACTAAGATGTTATATGCAAGGCAACTATGCGGTGCTTACAATAAAGATAAAATTCAAGCTCTAGCCGATTTAATTGAATCAACAGAGGATAGACTTATAATTTTTTATAACTTTGATATTGAACTTGAGGTTATTAAGAGTGTTATTCCTGAGGATAGACCTATATCATATATCAATGGTAAAACTAAGGATTTAAAAGCCTATGAGGAAGAATCTAACTCGATTACACTATGCCAATATCAAAGTGGTTCAATGGGTCATAATTTACAGAAGTGTAATAAGGTAATTTATTTCTCACCTACACTATCGAGTGAATTATTTGAACAGTCAAAGAAGAGAGTCCACAGGATAGGAACTACTGATAAATGCACTTACTATAAATTAGTTAGTGGTATTGAATACGGTGTTTATAATGCACTTGATATGAGAAAGGATTACACTGATCAGTTATTTATGGAGGAAACGGACAATGACAAGTAAAGAAAAATTAGAATTACTTTATAAGAATGTAAAAGAAAATTTTCAAAATCGAACAGGGTTTTTAAAGAGAAAAGATTTGCTAATTCCTAAATTAGAACAGGAATGTTATCAAGACCTTTTAAAAGACCTAGACCGATTAGAAAAATTAGAAAAGACTATTGAACTATTGAAAGCTAGAGTTAAGATGTTAGAAACCTATCACGAACCAAGAAGTCGTTACTATCATTTATTTATTGGTGGTCGAGTGGTTTTATTAAGCAGAGAAGAATACTATTTATTGAAAGAGGTGTTAGAAAATGAAATATAGAAAAAAGCCAGTAGTAATTGAAGCTATCCAGTGGGATGGAAATAACTTAAAAGAAGTTATGGAATTTATAGGTAGTGAATTTAGGTATACTGAAAAAACAAATTACGTCACAAGAAAATTTACTTATTATCATTTTAGTAATTATTTAGCTATAAACACATTAGAAGGAAGTATGGTTGTTTCTACTAATGATTATATTATCAAAGGTATTCAAGGAGAGTTTTACCCTTGTAAACCTGATATTTTTGTAAATACATATGATGAGGTGGAAGAATGATTACTGAAAATATTACATTATTAGAATTTGTAAATAAGCATTTTAAACACTATGATATTATTTTTGGAAGAGAAGAATATGATTCTTTAGAAATAAGAATTAAAGGTGGCAAAACAGGTAGAATGATAGTAAAAAGAACAACACCTTATGAACTTACTCATAATAAGAAACATAAGAAATATCAACAAATAAATGTTTGCGATTCATTCAAATTAGAAATATCTAGTGAATTTAATAAAATAAATGATTACTTATTTATAAAACCATATATTTTATTATGGTCTAGTGGAAGATAATTGAGGTGAAATAATGACTCTACAATGGATTATAGACACTTTACGATTAAATGTGGTAAATAGTAAGGGACAAGTTATAAAAGCCTTACAGGAGGCAAATTCTATTGAATTAATGGAACTTAGGCGATCTATTAATGAAGAGATAAATAAAAAAATGATGGAGAGTGAGAATATTGATAAAACTGTATGATAGCCACGGTAATTGGTATGGTGAATTTGATACACCACAGGATGCAATAGATGAGTACGAGTTTACACCAACAGTAAGGTATAAGTTATTGCATACTGATTTAAAGAAGCAAAAGTTTTATAACTTTAGGTGGCACGGTGCATACATGACCGCTGAATATGTGGAGGAAGAAACGAATGGGAAGCGAAAAACTTTATGAGAATAAGATAAAATCTTACTTAGAATCTATTGGGGTATATCCTTTTGGCACAGCTAGTCAAAACATAACTACACCAATTATTGGGTATTATGAAAAACGTTTTGGAGGGGGTCAATTTGCTAAGTCAGGTTTACCAGATATGCACGTTGTGATTCAAGGCCATTCATTTGAGTTTGAAATCAAAGCACCTACTGGTAAACCTAGTGAATTACAGCTTAAGAATTTAGATCTAATAATTAAAGCTGGATGTAATGGATATATCACAGTTGAATCAAGTGCAACAAAGTATAGACTTGAAAAGTGGATAGAAACAAAGTATCCACAGTATTCACATATACCAGTTATTGATTTTGAAACACTTAAAAATTTTTGTGAATTATGTTTTTTATAAAATTTAAAAAGTTTTTTTAAAAAACATATTGACAGTATAAACAACAAAGTTTATAATAATTTATGTAAGTTGATATTACTTGATACTAAAAAGGAGGTAGATTAAATGTATATCAACAAGAAAGGGTGTGACCCTTAGGTGAAACCCTTAATACAATTCTCATACTCAAGGGTTGATTGTTACTGTAATTGTAAGTACCTCTATAAACTGAGGTATATTGATAAGCTAAAGACTTATGATGACTTTGACCCACTCTCAGCCTTAACACTAGGAACTGCACTTCACAAGGGAATAGAAACTGATGTCAATACAGCAATTCAAGAATATTATAATTCTTATCCAGTCATTTCAGATAAGCATATCGAAGAAGCTATTAAGCTTGAATATCTAATTCCAAAAGTCAAAGCAATTCTTGATGAACATTATCCAGGTGGAGAACATGAGGTAAAAATTGAAACTCCATCATTTATTGGATATATAGATTACTTATATCCAGTAGGAGATGGAACATATGGAATTATTGATTTTAAATACTCAAATAACGTTGATAAGTATTTACAGTCAAAGCAATTACACGTGTATAAGTTTTACGTTGAACAAATCTTAAAAATTAGCATTTCTAAGCTATCATTTCTGTTCATACCTAAGATAATACCTAGACAAAAGAAAAATGAGAATTTAGCCCAATTCAGAAAGCGTATAATAGACACGCTCAATTCAAAAGAAATTCTAGTCAAAGATGTACCTTATGAAGAATCAAAGGTTCAATCCTACCTAGAAACAACAAATCAAATTACAAATTCTAAAGAATATCCTAAAAATCCAACTGGATTATGCCAGTGGTGTGAGTTCAAAGAATTCTGTATAAATGGTAATTCACTAAACATAAAGGAGGACAAAATTATGAATTTACCTAGCACAAACAGGGTTGCTATTGCTCAAAGCAACTTTGTAAAATTATGGATTTATGGAGCGCCTTTTAGTGGAAAGACAACACTAGCTGATAAGTCAGATACACCACTAAATCTTAACACTGATGGAAATGTCAAGTATGTATCAATGCCACGTTTGGCAATCAAAGATGAAGTAACTACAACAGGAAGAATTACAAAGCGTAAATATGCGTGGGAAGTATTTACTGAGGCTATTGATGAACTTGAAAAAGGTTCGGACTTCAAGACAGTAGTAGTTGATTTACTTGAAGATACATTCGATTATTGCCGTGTGTATATGTGTGATAAAAATAATTGGGAACACGAAAGCGATGACTCATTTAAGGCTTATGATATAGTCCGTTCAGAGTTCCTAAGAAATATCAAGCGATTACTAAATCTACCTTATAACATCATCCTAATATCACATGAAGATACCTCAAGAGATATTATGGCTAAGGATAAAAAGATCACTGCTATTACTCCAAATTTACAAGAAAAGTTAAGAAATAAAATCGCTGGTATGGTTGACTTAGTTTGTCGTGTGGTAGTTGAATCTGATGGAACAAGAAAACTTCAATTTAAGTCAAATGAAGTAGTATTTGGCGGAGGCCGTTTACAAGGTGTAAAATCCACAGAATGCCCTTTAAGTTGGGATGCTTTAATGGGTGTATATAAGGAAGCACTTGATAGTAAAAAACCTAATACACCTCATATGAATAAGGTTGAAGAGTTTAAGAAAGCTCATACTGATAGAGTTATTAATATGAGTGATAATAGTACATACGTTGAAAACGTTGGTACTTGTATCATTAATGATCCAGATGATGAACCAGAGGTTGAAGATACTCCAGTCGAGGTTACAAAGCCAGTACGTAGAGAACGTAGAGAAAGAACTACTGAACCAGTTGAGGTTACTGTTGAAGCTGAACCAGTTGAAACAGTTGAGGAAGAAACTACACCAAAAGCTCCTGTTCGTAGAGTTCGTAGAAATAGAGGTGATGAATAATGCTAGAACAACCGTTAGAACCAAAAGATAGCAAGGAAAAATGCTACAATTTCAAAGCTACCGTAACCGCAGTAATGAGCGGTTACGTGTGGGCAGAATCACCTGAGGAAGCCGAAGAACTAATTGATAAAATGCAATGGGAAGAGGCTTACTGTGACAGTATTGTTGAAGTCTTAGATTCTGAGTTTGAAGAGGATAAATGAGATGGCAAGGACTAAAGCATTAATAATGAATGATTATGATATAGAAAAAGCATTTAATCACTTTAAAGATAGACCTGAAATACAAGAAGCTTTAAAAAATGGTTATAAAATCTATTTAAGACCTAATGGGTTTTTAATTGTCAAATTTAGTGAAAAAGGTTTATCCAAAACTAAATTATCAAAAATTGAAAAAAATTACAAATTATTTAACTAAAGGAGAAATTAAAATGGCAGAAAATATATTTGAAAAATGGAATAAGTCAGTAGACTTACAAGGATTACAAGAGGATATCCAAAAAGCCTCTCAAGGAAAAACTGGAAATTATGTTGATGTACCTGTTGGTACTTATGAAGTGAAGTTGACTAAAGCTGAAGTGAAGCCAACTAAGAATGGTGACCCAATGGCTACACTATGGTTTAAGGTTTTAGCTGGAGAATATGAGGGACAAACAATATTCTTCAATCAAGTAATTACTCAAGGATTCCAAATCCACATTGTTGATGATTTCTTAAAGTCACTTGATACTGGGCTTGATATCCACTTTGAAGATTATGCACAATACAATGATTTATTATTAGATGTTGTTGAAGCGTGTGATGGTAAATTAGAGTTTGCGCTTGAGTATGGTGTGAATAATAAAGGATTCAATACGTACAAAATTACTGATATTTTTGAGGTTGCATAATGACACCAGAAGAGAAATTAGTAAGAGCAATTTTTGGGTATAAACCAAAATTCAAAAGTAAAGAGATTCAAGAACAATATGAATTTAATTGTATGACTATTAAAGGGTATGAGGAATTATGGAGATTAACTTCATATGTACCTAAGGAAGATGTAAATTATGTTAAATCTGACTTTGATGCTATACATAAAGTTTTACTGGATACTAAATATCTTAAAGATATGATAGAATTAAGAGCTAAAAAAATTCTAAAAATGAAAGAATTAAATGCTCCTAAAGTTCTTATTGAAAATGAGTATCGACTTTTCTATGAGAAAGCAGTAGAACTATTAAATATATCTTTAACTAAAGAAGAAATCGAAGAACTATATAATTCAGTTACAGATTTTGAATAAATAGAAGAGGCTGGTTTTTACCTAGGTCTCACCAACGGTGGGAAATAGTCCCACCAAACAATTAAGGGTTAGGATAAAACCTAGCCCTTATATTTACAGGAGGTAGTATTAATTGAAAAAATCTTACATGACTCAGCATTATTGGACTGGTGAAGAGGATAATTGGTTAAAAGATAACTTTTATCCATATATAGATAGAACAGAAATGTTATCTAATTTTAATTCCAATTTTAATACTAATATTACAATCAATTCTTTAAATCAAAGATTATATAAATATAGATTACTAACTCCAAACAGTGATTATACACCTGAGATGGAACAGTGGTTAATAGCCAATTATGACTTATCACATAAAACCGCTCAAGAAATGGCCGATGAATTTAATGCAGTTTTTGGTACTCATAAGACCAAATCTAGTATATGGCATAAGGCATTTAGATTAACAAATCAAAGATTATCGGATGAACCTAGAACTAGATTAGACTACACTCCTGAAATGATAGAGCGTATTAAGGAAATAGTGCCTCTATGGTCATATAAAAAATGTGCTGAAATGATGACTGAGGAATTTGGTTATAAATTTACCTCTTCAATGATAGAGCATAAGGCAAATAGACTAGGTATTAAAAAGCCTAACAACGGATTTAATAATCTAGATCCACGGCTTCCTAGTATTAATTGGTTTATGAAAGGTAGACCTAGCCTAAACACTAAGCCAGTAGGAACTGAAACAGTTATGACTGATAAAAATGGTAGGGTGAGTGTTGCTGTTAAAATAGCAGATAATGAATGGGAATATAAGCATAGACTCATTTATAAACAACATTATGGTGAAATACCTGAAAATGGATATATCATATTTGCTGATGGCAACCAGTTAAATTTTGATATTGATAATCTGGTTTTAGTTAGTAGAGCTGAACATGCAGTAATGAATCGTAAGAATTTAAGATTTAATGATACTGACCTAACTAAAACTGGATTAAATATAGCTAAATTAATAATAGCTAAAAATAAAAGGAGAACTAAAAATGAAAAACACACTAGTTGACTTAAATAATCATTTATTTGAACAAATGGAGCGTTTAAATGATGATGAACTAACTGATGAAGAGTTAGAGAAAGAAATTAAAAGAGCGGATGCAATGAAAGATATTGCATCACAAATAATAAATAACGCTCAAATCGTACTTAAAGCAACCGAGCTTAATATGGAATATTCCAGAAATGAGGTTACAGTACCTAAAATGTTAATTGGAGTGGATGATAAGAAATAAGGGAGACTACACAGTATATGAAAATATTTAATTTAGTAATTACAGAAACACTCCAAAGAGATGTTGAAATTGAAGCTGAAGATGATGTCGAAGCATTACAACTTTTAGAAGATAAATATAATAAAAATGAAATAATTCTAGACTATCAAGATTTAGTAGATACTGAATTTTCTAATTGTAAGTACACAAAAAAAGAAATCCAAATATTAAATCAAATAACAAACTTTTGTGAAAATGAATGTAATGAATGTAAATGTTGTCCTGAAGAAACTTGTATCCTATTCCGTATAGAAAAAATTATTAAGGATGGATATTATCATGAGTGATAAATGTAAATTATTAATAAAAGAGATACCAAAAGATTTAGCAGTAGACTTTGTTAAGACATATCATTATTCACAAATAATGCCTAGATTAACAAAACATTATTTAGGTTTTTATGAAGATAACATTTTATGTGGAGTAGTTACTCTAGGTTGGGGAACTCAACCATTACAAACAATAAAAAAGATATTTTATAAAGATGATTTAAAAACTGAAGATTATTTAGAAATTGGTAAAATGTGTTTTCTTCCTATTAAAAATAATAATCAAAACTTTGGCAGTCAAGTATGCTCACTTTTGAAGAAATGGGTAAAACAAAATACCAAGTGCTTATTCTTATATACACTAGCTGATGGAATAATGGGTAAATGTGGTTATGTATATCAAGCTAGTAATTTTACTTATATAGGTAAATTTAAAACTAGTGTATATATGGATATAAATACAGGTGAGAAAATACATCCAAGAAGTGCAAAACAATTATGTATTGAAAATGCTAAATATGAGAATAAAGAAAAGGTTTATTGGCTAACGGATGCATTTTGCAAATATAAAGGTATAGATAAAATCAATGGTTTAATGTTTAGATATATCACACCCATTAAAAAAGAAGCTATTAAAATTCTAAAAAATTATGATGAATATAAAAACTTAGCATATCCAAAAGATAATGATTTACAATTCGAGAAACGCATTTCTAATGGAAAATTCATTAAAATTCCTAAACCACAATTCAATATGAGAATTTTTAATCACAATTATCAAAAAGGGAGGTAATAACCTTATGGTTTTCTTCGATTCAGAAGTTTTTGAGTACGATTGGATGTTTGTACTTAAGAATCCAGAAACACATACAACTACAAAAATACATAATGACCATGATGCACTACTTAAATATTATGAGGAAAATAAAAACGATATCTGGTGTGGATATAATTCACGCTCTTATGACCAGTTTATTTTAAAGGCTATTTTATGCGGTTTTAACCCTAAGGATATGAACGATTGGATAATCGTTAAAAACCGCTCAGGGTGGCAATTCAATTCTTTAATAGCTAAGAACTTCCCACTACTTAATTATGATGTAATGAGTACAATGCACAGTTTAAAACAACTTGAGGGCTTTATGGGTAATAATATCCACGAAACTTCAGTACCATTCGATATTGATAGACCACTTACAGCTGATGAGATTGAGGAAACATTCGGATATTGTGAAGATGATGTTGACAATTTAATCGAGGTATTTATTGAGCGTATAGATGAATTCAATTCACATATGAACTTGATTAAAACTTTCAATTTACACATATCGAATATATCCAAAACAAAGGCTCAATTAAGTGCCTTAATCCTAGGATGTGAGTCAGTTAAAAGAGAGGATGAATGGGATATTTCCATAGTTGATACTTTAAGTTTAAATAAATATTCTTATGTTAAAGATTGGTTTTTAGAAAATAAAGGTGATTATTCTAAAAATCTTGAGTGTGATATAGCTGGTGTACCTCATGTATTTGGATGGGGTGGACTACACGGTGCTAAAGAAAAATACCATTCTAAAGGTTTAATAATCCATGTGGATGTAAACTCTTATTATCCATCATTGATGATTAGATATAATTTACTAACTAGAAACTGTAAAAATCCTCAGTTATTTAAAAATATTTATGATTATAGGCTAAAGTTAAAGGCTGAGGGAAAGAAAAAGGAGCAAGCCCCTTATAAGATAGTCCTTAATGGTACTTATGGGATTTGTAAAGATAAATATAATCCAGCTTATGACCCTAGACAAGCTAACAATGTATGTATTAATGGTCAACTCTTATTATTAGATCTAATTGAAAAATTAGAGGTTATAGAGGGATTTGAGCTTATACAATCTAATACTGATGGTTTAATTATTAAGATACCTGATACGGATTATCACTTTAATATGGTTGATGATATTTGCTATGAATGGGAAACTAGAACTGGAATGACTTTAGGATTTGATTATGTAAAAGAAATATATCAAAAAGATGTAAATAATTACATATTTGAATTTGATAACGGTAAGCTAGAGCGTAAAGGTGCTTATGTTAAGGAATCATCACGATTAGATAATGATATGCCAATACTTAATAAGGCTCTAGTTGATTATATGGCTTATGGAATACCAGTTGAGCAAACTATCAATGGATGCGAGGATATAATCGAATTCCAAAAGATAGTTAGAGTATCAAGTAAATATAAGTTAGGTGCTATTGGATATGGATGGACTAATGGTAAACCAAATAAAATTTGTAAAAATGATAATGGTTATGGATGGTGTGAATTAAGTGGTAAACGATGCCCTTATAAACAACCTAGTAGAGCTAAGTGCTTTGAGGTTACTTATGAACAAGTTCCTACTAAACAAACTGAACTACTTACTGATAAGACTTTCCGTGTATTTGCATCAACTGATAATAACGATGGTTATATTGGTAAGATGAAAGATTACAATGCTACACTGGAGAAATTTGCAAACACACCTGACCATATGTTTATCCTAAATGGAGATGTCAACGGAGTTAAAGTACCTGATAGATTAGATAAACAATATTATATAGATTTAGCTAAAAAACGTTTAAATGATTTTGGAGTGATATTATGAATTTAAAATGCTTTTATCGTGGATATATCATCACTGATGATAAAAAATCCACAATGAAGTTTAAAAATAAAGATGTTTTAACGTATGATCAAGTTAAGGATTTACCAGAATATGCTGGAGTCCTTAATGATGATACAGTGCTAATTGATATAGATGATAAGTACGGAACAATAAGAGGTAGGAAGTTATCAGATGTATTACTTGATATAATTGAGGATTTACAACTTAACTGCCGAGTACACGAGTCTAGAGGTGGAATCCACTTGTTATTTAAAAATAGTGATGTACATAAAAAATGTATTATCAATAAAACTCTAGCTTGTGGAATACCAAGTGATATTAAAGTTGGTACTTCCTCTTATGAGGTGCTAAAAATTGACAATAAAGAGCGTTTTGTGTTATGGGATAAAGACCCTCAAGCTGATTATCAAACGTGTCCTAAATGGCTTTCTTATGTGTCTAATAATGATTTTATTGCTTTAGGTGAGGGTGATGGAAGAAATCAAAAACTGTTTAATTATATTCTAACACTTCAAGCAAACGGATTTACTAAAGAAGAAGCTAGAGAGTGCATCCGCATAATTAATAAGTACATACTACCTACACCGTTGAGTGATTCGGAGCTTGAAACCATATTAAGAGATGATGCATTTAGTAAACCTGTATTCTTTGATAAAACAACATTCTTATTTGATAAATTCGCACATTATTTACAAAGTGAAAAACATATTTATAAAGTCAATGGTGGACTTCATATTTATAAGGATGGATATTATCAATATGGGTATGAGGAAATACAAAGAGCTATGATTAATTTAATTCCTAATTTAAAAGATACCCAACGTAAAGAAGTGCTTAAATATTTAGAATTAATAGCTCCAGTCAAGGAAGTGGCAAGCGCTAATTATATAGCCTTTAATAATGGTATTTACAATATTATTACTGATACCTTAGAACCTTATACACCAGAGATAGTAATTACCAATAAAATACCTCATGATTATAATCCAGGTGCTTACTCTGAGTTAGCCGATAAAACCTTGAATAAGATAGCTTGTGAAGATAGTCAAGTTAGAGCATTATTTGAGGAATATATCGGATATAATTTTTACAGGCGAAACGAGTTAGGCAAGGCTTTTATCTTTACTGGTGATAAGGCTAATGGTAAGTCAACATTTTTAAATGTTATGAATCATATTTTAGGATATGAAAACACCTCAGCTTTAGATATAGCCGAGTTAAGAGATAGATTTAACACAGCTATGTTATGTGGAAAACTTGCTAATATCGGTGATGATATCGGAGATGAGTTTTTATCAGGTAATGCCGTAGCAATATTTAAAAAATTAGTTACTGGTGATAGAGTTAAAGCCGAGCGTAAGGGATTAGATCCGTTTGAATTTAATCCATATACTAAGTTTACTTTTAGTGCCAATGAGATACCAAAAATGAGAGATAAAACAGGTGCAGTAATTCGTAGATTAGTAATTATTCCTTGTGATGCAACGTTTACTAAAGATGACCCAGATTATAGACCATTTATAAAATATGAGCTGTTAGAAGAAGAGTGCCTGGAGTATTTCATCAAGATTGGTATTGAGGGTTTAAAAAGAGTTTTATCAAATAATCAATTTACTGAATCAAGTAAGTGCATAGAGCAGTTAAAGGACTATGAAATCGAAAACGATAATTTCTTACAATTTATTAGTGATATAACAGTTGATGATGTGGAGAATAAAACATCTCAAGAGGTTTATTTGAGATACACCAGTTCACTTACTGGTAGTCAAAGTCCAGTTACTAAGTATGCATTCAGTAAAAGAATTTGTAAGGTGTTTGGTTTAAAGACTACACAGAAGAAAATTGATGGTAAGGTTTATAGAATTTTTGTTAGATGACTTACTTATATTATGCGTTTTATAGTGTTTTATCGGTAACAGTTAGGGGTTAATAACTGTTACCTAAGTGTTACCTAACTAGTGCAACTGTTACCTAAATGTTACCGACAAGCATTAAAAAGGTAACAGTTTGGTAATAGTTGGTAACAGTTTTTTGAATGAACTGTTACCTAAAAAAACGGCTTACCTAAGCCATTATTTTAAAAAAGGTAATAGGTAACAGTTAAGAGGCAAACTTTTTAGTATTTTATATTTTTTATAGTAAAATACTTAAAAATAACATAAAAAATATATAAAATATAAATATATAAGAAATATATATACGTAACTGCTACCTGTTACCTTTTATAAATTTATGGAGGATTAAATGACAAGGGAAGAATTAATAAGATTACTTGACAATTCACTCACATATAATATTTGTTCTGAAACTGTTAAGGATTCTGAATTGGATGACTTAACTGAAAGTGTGATGAATTTAAGAACAAACCTTAATAAGATTAACCATAGAGGTATTAGACTGGTTATGATTTTAAGATATGTGAATGGGTATAAGTTTAATGTGATTGCTAAAAAAATGAAAATATCGTATCAGTGGGTTAATGTGCTTCATAATAGGGGTGTAAACTTATTACTGGATATGTACAATCAAGGCTAGGATTTATTCCTAGTCCTTTTTTGTTGATATTAGTTGATATTTGTTGATATTGTGTTTATTTTGGAAAATGATATAATATTATTGAGGGTGCTTTTACCCTCTCAAGTTACCTCCTTTCTAATATATGTATGAGAGCCAGTTATTTTTTCACCTCCTTTGGATAATTGGCTTTTATACGGTGGGTAAGTAAGAAGTAAGTAAGAAATAGTATTTAAAATTATATAATCTAGTTTTGAAAACGAGGTGAACTAGTATTGAATATTATAAATTTAGATATAAACACACTCACTCCATATAAAAACAATGCTAAAAAGCATCCTAAGAAACAAGTAGAACAGATTACTAACAGCATTAAAGAGTTTGGAATGATAGATCCCATAGGTATATGGGGAAAAGATAACATAATCGTTGAGGGTCATGGGCGGTATTTAGCTTGTAAAAAATTAGGTATTGCTGAAGTACCGTGTATTCGTTTAGACCACTTAAATGATGAACAACGCAAGGCTTATACACTAGCTCATAATAAAGTAGCTGAATCCGATTTTGACTGGGATATGATAGAGTTAGAGCTTGAAGATATAAACATAGATATGGAACAATTCGGTTTTGAGTTTGTGGATGAAGAAGAGGAACGAGAAAAAGATTATAAACATCAGGAACTACGAACTGATTATTTTCAAAAGATAAATAAATTCGACCCTACCAGGTGTGAGGGAAAATATCAAATGCCTACACTTGAGCCGTGTGATTTTATTCCAACTAAGATGATTGGATTTAATTATGCTATGTCTAGCACTGATTACAATTCAACTATACATTTCTATTTAGATGATTACCAATTCGAGAGAGTTTGGAATCAACCTGATAAATACATTGAAATACTTTCCAAATATGAGGCAGTTCTAACTCCATCTTTTAGCCTATACAATGATATGGCGCTGTCAATTAAAATTTATAATACATTTAGATCAAGATTATTAGGTCAAATGATGCAAGATTATGGATTGAATGTTATACCTATTGTTTATTGGAATTATGAAGATTCATATGAGTATTGTTTTGATGGCTTACCAGAAAATGCAACTCTAAGCATTTATACAATGGGAATTAAAAATAAAGAAACACATGAAATGGATAAGAAAGCGCTAGATGAATTAATCAAGCGTAAACATCCTAAAAGATTATTAATATATGGTAATGGATTAAAACACGATTATGATTTTGGGGATATTGAAGTCATTTATTATAAAAATGAAGTTACTGAGAGAATGAAGAAATTAAGAGGTGATAAATAATGGGTAGAACTAGTGGAGGAGTTACAAGAGAAAAAGGAGCTGGATTAAATCCAGGTGATATTTTATCAACAACATCTTTAATTAGTGAGAGAGAACGTTATCAACAAGAAGTTGATGACACTCTAACTGTATTAAGAGATATGTATAACCAATATGGTGTAACCATTGATACTGAGGTTGCTGACCTCAAGCCAGGAACTGGTGCAATGGGATTTTATGATGGTACAAATATTGCAATTAATAGAGAGTATTTTGACACCGATTATATGAATAAAGCATATACTGAGGGAGTTAAGAGTGGATGGCATCCATCTAATGGTAATAAATCAGCTATGGAGGCAGTTGTATCTCATGAATTTGGACACGCTTTAACCAATGAAGTTGGAAAAGTAATGGGTGTATCTGGAATTGATAATATTGCAACTAAAATAGTAAATGAAGCTAAAAAAGACAGTGGTAATAAAGGTGTTGTACAAATGGCATCTAAAATTAGTAGATACGCAACAACTTCAAACGCTGAGGCTATTGCTGAAGCATTTAGTGATGTTTACTGCAATGGCACTAAAGCTAAAAACGAAAGTAAAGCAATTATAAATGTTATTAATAAATATTTAAAGAAATAAGGAGTGTTGAATTATGACAAATAAAAAACCAATTTACGTTGAACCAAAGAATTATTTTGGACCTACACAAAAACCTAAAACAACAACTAAAAAGACAGTTAAAAAATCTAAAAAATGTAAGTAGGTGATACTATGTCAAAGGACTGTAGAGGAAACCCAAACCCAGTAATGCCTGATAACTTTGGTAAAACTTTTACACCTGAAGAACGTAGGAAGAATTCATCTAAAGGCGGAATTAATTCTGTTAAAGTCAAACGTGAGAAAAAAAGAGTTAAAGAGATATTAGATATATTTCTATCAATGCCTTTAAAGAAGCGTAAAGAAGCTGAAATTGAGGAAATAAAGGCCTTTGAAGAGTTAAAGGGTAAGAATATCACAGTCAATGAGGCAATCCAATTAAGACAAGTCCAAAGAGCATTAAATGGTGATCTAGCAAGTGCAACCTATATCCGTGATACTGTTGGAGATAAACCAAGTGATAATGTTAATGTTAATGCTGAGGTTAAAAATCCACTTAAAGACTTAACTACTGAAGAATTAAGGAAGTTAATTAATAGTAATGAAGATAACAAGTGAGATAATATATCAAGCTAAGTTAGAATTATCACGTAGGGATTTTTGGGAGTATTGCAAATTAACTGCTCCAGACTTTTACAAAGAGTCAAGACCGTTCTTAAAAGATATGTGTTATCAACTTCAAAATTTCTATTTCTCTGATGAAAAAGTCCTGGTTATAAACTTACCTCCAAGACATGGCAAGTCAAGAACTGCTACACAATTCGTAAAATGGCTATTCGGTCAATCAAATCATAATAAGGTAATGACTGGTTCATACAATGAAACATTGTCAACTACCTTTGCAAAGCAAGTCCGTGATACAATCCTTGAAGAAAAAACGCAAGGAATCCTTGCATATTCGGATATATTCCCTAATACAAAAGTTAAGCGTGGAGAATCAAGCGTTAATAAATGGGCTTTAGAGGGTTCAGAGCAAACCAATTATCTAGCAACATCTCCAAACGGTACGGCCACAGGTTTTGGTTGTAACATAATGATCATAGATGATTTAATAAAATCTAGTGAAGAGGCTTTTAATGAGAATACACTTAATAAACATATAAGTTGGTTTACTGACACTATGCTATCAAGAACTGAAAATGGATTTAAGCTAATTATCATTATGACTAGATGGGCTAAGCGTGATTTAGCTGGATATATCCTAGAAAATTATTCTTGTAGACATATCAATTATAAAGCCGTTCAAGAAGATGGCTCAATGTTATGTGATGAAATCTTAAATCGTGATGATTATAATTTCAAAACAAAGTCAATGAGTAAGGAAATTGTCGAAGCTAACTATCAACAAGAGCCAATCGATATTAAAGGTCGTTTATATACTCAATTTAAAACTTATAAAGAACTACCAGAGAATTACAAGTACATACTTAATTACACAGATACAGCAGATACTGGAGATGACTATTTATGTTCTATTGATTATATGGTAGTTGGTGATGATTATTACATACTTGATATTATTTGCACTAAAGAAGCTATGGAAATTACCGAGCCTATGGTTGCTAAAATGCTAACTAAGGATAAAGTCGGTTGTGCTATTATAGAATCTAATAATGGTGGTCGAAGTTTTGCAAGGAATGTAAAAACGGAGTGTAAGAAGTTAAATAATTCACATACAAATATACAATGGTTTCATCAAAGTGCTAATAAACAAGCTAGAATATTCTCAAACAGTGCCTCAGTAATGGCTCACGTATTCTATCCACATAATTGGATAGACAAATATCCAGAATTTGCTGATATGATGATACGTTATCAAAAAGAGGGTAAAAATGCTCACGATGACTGCCCAGATGCTATTACTGGTGTATATGAAAACCCAAAACCATTGGGACAATGGTTATATTAAGAGGTGTAAAAATGTTAAAAATTCAAGAAATTAAAGATTTAATCACCTATGACAAAACAAGTGAACGTAAACGGTTGGCTCGTATTGGTGATGATTATTACAATGGTATTCATGATATAAAAAATTATCGTATTTTCTACTATGATGGTGATGGAAATTTACAAGAAGATACTCATAGAAGCAACATAAAAATATCACATCCATTTTTTACTGAGTTAGTAGACCAGTGTATTCAGTATATGTTTAGTGATGATAAAATTGTAAAGAGTGATATTCCAGAATTAAAAGAAGAGCTTGATAAATACTTTGGCTCGGATTTCTTAAATGAATTAGTTGATACAGGAACGGATGCTAAAGCTAAAGGCTTTGGTTATATGTATGCTTATAAATCATCAAATGGTAGAACTAAATTCTTGAGTGCTGATTCAATGAATGTAATCGAAGTGAGAGAAACTGAAACTGATGATAATTGTAAGTATGTGATTTATTACTACATAGAGCGTGTAGGCAAAAACCACGACCCTATCACTAAAATTCAAGTGTGGGATAAAGATTATATTTACTACTATGTTCAAGATGGACAAGGAACAATTACTATTGATGATTCAGTTGAAAGAAATCCAAGACCTCATATCATATATGAGAAAAAAGATGGAGATTATGGAGCTTCACTAGGTTACATACCATTCTTTAAATTAAAAAATAATCGTTATGAAAAATCAGATGTATTCACGGTTAAAGAATTAATTGATGATTACGATTTAATGGCGTGTGGACTATCTAATAATATTCAAGATTTTGATTTTCCTATCTATGCAGTAAGTGGTTTTCAAGGTGATAATTTAGATGAGTTAATTCAAAACTTCAAGACTAAAAAAACAATCGGACTAGGTGATGGTGGAAATGTTGAAGTAAAAACAATAGATATTCCATATCAGGCTAGAATTAGTAAATTACAGTTAGATGAAACTAATATTTATCGTTTTGGTATGGGATTTAATTCAGCACAATTAGGTGACGGAAATATCACAAATGTGGTTATTAAGTCAAGATATGCACTATTAGATTTAAAATGTAATAAATTTGAAAAACAACTAAGAGCATTTATGAATCAACTTGTACAAGTGGCACTTGATGAGATTAATTCAAATAATGAAACTGATTATTCACTTAAGGATATTTACTATGACTTTGAGCGTGAAGTTATGACAAACGCTTCAGATAATGCATCCATTAAAAAAGTTGAAGCTGATACAAGAGCCGTTGAGATTAATACACTGTTGAACATAGCTCAACAATTCGATAAAGAAACCATTTTACAAATGATCTGTGAGCAATTAGATATTAATTATGAGGATATTAAGGATAAATTACCAAAAAGTGAAATGGAAATAAATCAGGAAGCGGAAAAACTGTTAGAGGGTACTAATTAATGAATAAACACCAAAAACAAGTCCAAAAATCAATCCTTAAAAATGAGCGTGAAATTCTTAAAAACTTAGAATCTATCTATCAGCAAGCACTTGATGATATAATGGTTAAAATTAATGATTTAATGGCACGTACGGACACGCAAAACTTACAAAGTATTATTTATCAAGTAGAGTATCAAAAAGCCCTTAAAAGCCAAATTTCAACCATATTAGACCAATTACACAATAATGAATTTAATTCTATAAGTGAATATCTTACAAAATGTTATCAAGAGGGTTGGATAGGAACATTCTATGATTTACAAAATCAAGGCATACCTTTAATCTTTCCAATAGACCAAGAACAAATAGTCAAGGCTATTCAACTTGATACTAAGTTATCTAAAAGCTTATATGATAGTTTAGGACTTGATATTAAAGACCTCAAGAGTGCCATCCGTACTGAAATCTCACGTGGAATAAGTCAATCTTACTCTTATCAACAAATGGCAACTTTAATTAAAAGAGCTAGTGGAAATAGTTATAATAACTCAGTACGTATTGCACGTACTGAGGGGCATAGAATCACAAACGAGGCTACTTATAATGCTCAAGTGAAAGCTAAATCTAAAGGCGCTCAGATTATGAAGCAGTGGGATGCTACACTAGATTCTAAAACTAGACCTGAGCATCAATTTTTAGATGGTCAATTAGTAGATGTTGATAAACCATTTAAAGACAGTGAGGGTAACGAGGCTATGTTTCCTGGTGGTTTTGGGATTGCAAGTTTAGATATTAATTGCCGTTGTTGTTTATTGCAAAGAGCTAAGTGGTTTATTGATAATGAGAGTGATTTTACTAAGATGAACGGTGAAGAAAACAAACTTATGACTTTTAAAAATAAAGATGATTATGAGAAATTCAAAGCTGAATTTTGGAAATGGAGCGATAATAAAAAATGATAGTTGCTGAATTTACAAACGAAACCAATGATCTAACGACTGAAAACTTATATCAATGGGATAGTTACCAAACATTAAGAATAAGCGGTATTGATTTTGGAAGTGTTACTCCAAAGGTACATTTTGCTAATAAAAAATCTACTGAGGCTTTAGTTGTTGAGGGTAACCTAGAACGTGCATATTTATATGTATCAATACCAAATAGTTTACTAACTCAAAAATATGATATAGTTGCTTATGTTTACACAAATACAGGCTTAACTAGTAAAACTATTAAGTCAATTACTATTCCAGTGATTCCACGTTTAAAACCTAGTGAATATTATCAGCCTACTGATGAAGATATAGCACAAATTGAAGCTATTGAACTTGAAGCTAAGGCGATTATTGATGGATTGACCGCTAGTGCATATGATGAAGCTGAAACATATAAAAGACCGAATATTGTGTACTATGAACACAAAGCTTATATGTGCAAGAGTAACACTGAAATAACTGGTGTATTACCCACTGATACTGAAAATTGGCAATTAATATGCACTAGTGATAGTATTACAAGCGTACAATTTAATGGTGATACTGGTAAACTAGAAATAACTTGTAATAGTGGTGTTTATAGTGTAGACTTCCCAACCATCACAGGTGATACTATTGAAATACCTAATTATCCAGCTAATGAATTGACTGAAGCTCAAGTAAATGCCTTAAAAACTGTACCAAATCTAGGCACTTATCAATGGAAAGGAATTGCCAATGTATGGAATGAAAAAATATTACCAGATTCAAGCGGTGATTATTATGTTACTAGACTGGGATTGTATGCTATCACGATTAATAGAGGGGCTTCAAGTGATGACTCATATAATCAATGGACTAATACATTATTTATATACGTTGATAGTCTTATAATTCCATCAGGAAAGGTTAATTGGTATAACGCAACTACTGGTGACCCTTATGTTAAAATTACTGATTCTGGTCGTATAATACCTAGTACTGGTACTATTACAAGTGTTATATGTTTAGTTGAGATTCCTTATGAGGGCTAATTAAGAGGTGATTTTATGGCTAATAAATATGTAACAGCAAACAATAAATTAGTGGTTGTTGATGGTAAACTATTGCAAGTATCAGGTGATGGTATTGATGATGAACTTCTTAACTTAATTGATACTCAAACAACCTCACTAGGAACTACTGAACTATCAGTAAGTGAATTAGACACTTTAATTGATAATCATATTGTGGATGGTGTAACGCTTATTAATAACTCAACCTTAATGATAGAAAACCCTAGTAATAACAGCGTGGAAATTAAGGATATTAGAGTAAGTAATATTGATGTTGCTTTCATGACTTTAAATACCACTAATAGTTATATTGATTTATACGGTAGCGGTAATGATGTTACTTTATATCAAGATACTACACTTACTTATGAGAGTGGAAATATCACAACGGATAACTTAACAGCTGAAAATATTAAAAAAGATGTTGAGATATTAGGAGTTATTGGAACGCACGAGGGAGGTGCTTCTCTTAACCTAGCCTATGGACAAACACCGCCTAGCGACACGAGTAAAATATGGTTACAATGTGAAGAACCTCAAGCGGTTGAAGTGCAAAATTATCTTGGTGAGGCTAGTGTTGGTAATGTGGCTAATTATGGAGTAATTAGTAATCCAGTAGATGGAAATAGTTATTTTTACAGTAGTTATTATTCATCTTGTTATATAGGAGAAAATAAAATTGCTATCGTAGGATATGACCATATAAGAATTTATGATTTAACTAGTAAGAGTTATACTGCTGATTATACTATTTCGGTTGGTACATCAGCTTATTATTATTCTAACGTTTTATTTAAAGATAACATTATTTATTTTAGTTATGATACTAAATTATATAGTTATGATTTAAGCACACAAACGTTAACTAATATTATAGATATAAGTTATAGAATCAGATACATTTTATTCCATACTGATAATGAAATTGATTTACTTTGTTATCATAATTCATCTAGCCAGTCTTACAGATATAGGTATAATATTAATACTGCCACTAAAACGACGATAAAGGTAGTTAGTGGTTCTTATTTTGACTATTGTAGAAATCATACTATAAAAGCAAATAATACAGTTTATAACTTCTATATGTATACTACTACATCAAATAATTACTATACTTGGAAATATAATTTGTCTTCCGATTCATTTACAAAATTTACAAGTTTCTATGATTTTATGACAGAGTTAGGTTGGACTGCCTATCGTTATTCAAGCGTTATATATGATGGTGAAAGATATATTTATTTAACTGGTGGAGAAACTAATAATTCAAAAAGTGATTTAATTATTAAGTATGATACTGTAAATGACAGTTTTGAAGTTTTAGACCAAAAATTAATAAGTGCAAAGTATTATCATTATAGCGTGTTAGTAGATAATCGTGTTTATATGTTTGGTGGTTACACTTGGACTAGTAATAATGTAACATACGGAAGACCAAATCAAATAGACTATTTTGACATATCCTATCCACTTACTGAAAACAACGCAATCATTACAACAAACACTATTAATACGGATAACGCATTACCTTTAATAAACACCGACAAACTAAAGATTAATAGCAACATAGCAAGTGCTTATAAAGGCAATGCGGATAACCTAGCCGAAAAGGTAAACGCTTATTATCACAACGGCTACGGCTGGATAGGTATTAATTGTGAGGACTTCGCTTATTACTTTGTATGGAGTACTATCACGAATGAAACAATAAGTTCAGCGTTAGTGATTGATTTATCGACTTACTACACAACAAACGCTAAAGATGTCGTTTTATCAGTTAGTTCAACCAATGCCACAGCCTTTGAAGTAACTTTATCAGGAACGGAATTAACTATTACACCTTTAGAAGTAAGCCAAACAACTATTATTACAGTTACGGCAACGGTTAATGCAGTAGAGTACCAAACAACGTTTACAGTTACTAGTGCGGATATTATAGCAAGTGCTTAAGGAGGAATAATTTATGACAGCTAAAGAAAAATTGACTTCTAACAATTCAAAAATTGAATCTATTAATTCTGGATTATCCACGATCAAAAATAAGTTTAATTCCAATACTGCACTTGTAAATGCTAAGTCAAGCGGTGGTAACACTATCCCAGGTGTTGAAGTAAACGGTGTTAATTTACACATAACCGATGATATAGACTCCGCAATTACTCATATCAATATTGATACTGCTACTAAACTACCTATGATTGTTGTTGAAAAATCAAACACAGTCGATTTAGAGTACAACGGAAATGAAGTTATTTTTGCTGGTACTGATTATACAGTTACTGGACTTACAAATCTAACTGCTGAGAATATCAAAAATGGTGTTTCCATAGGTGGAGTAACTGGTACTTATGATAATAGTATTCCAGGAATTGAAGCTGTTACTACTAACAGTGTAGCAGTTGATGATATTTCATATGACACGGTTGCTTTTAGTGGATTATTCAATGCTAAAAAGATTGAAGTAAATGGAATAAATAATCAAATTAATGTGTATGACACTAACACTGTATTATTAAGCGCTGGTGAGGGTGAATTTGATGATGGCCAAACTATAACACTTAATTACGAAAATGGTTATGTGGTAACAAATAATTTAAGTGCTGAAAATATTAAATCTGGTGTATCAATATTAGGTGTCACTGGTACTAATGTTATGGCTGAATATAATGACTGTTGTACAGTCGATAGTGATGGATTACATATTAACGGTGTTAGTGCCTCAAAGCAACAAGACATATATCTTCATCATAATGAAACAGTAATCGTTGATAATGGAAATGTCTATTTATCAATACCTAACACTGGTACAGTTCATGCTGATAATTTAACATCAGAAAATATCAAGAAAGATGTTACTATTCTAGGTGTTACTGGTACATATGTAGGTGATGGAATTACTCCAAGTGGTTCACTTGATATAACAGCAAACGGTACTCATGATGTTACTAATTATGCTAGTGTAAATGTAAATGTTGCATCTAGTGGTTCAACACTATCAGAAACAGTTACCTTAAATACTGATGGTGGAGATGTTGTTGTCACTGCTCCACCTAAAGAAGCCAGAAGTCAAGCGTGGTTTATTCTAACAGTACCAGGGCAAAGTAAGTTTTTCTTATATGTAACTCCTTTTGGTTGGGGTAGATATGATAGTAAATATTATGTTATAAAACAAAATGGTACTGAACTTGAGGGTTCAGCTGATTATCCTTACTTAGTATATGAAATGTCAACGAGTACACCTTTAGGAACGTGGGCTTATTCAGGTAGTGGATATGCTAGTACTCAAGCTTATAACTATTGGGCTGAGGCATCTAATACTGATATTTATGACTGGAGTAATCTATCGACAAAAGGAAGTACTGTGCATTTTGCAAAAAATACTGATTAATTAGTGTAGCATTTTGTAAAAAAAGTGATATAATAAAGGTGTAATGGTATGGTATTATGCCATACTATTACATAAAATTCATGAAATCTATCGTGGCGAGAACACGTAAAAAGCGTAAATGGAGGAATATTAATGAATTTTACTGAAATTTTAAAGGCTCAAGGGCTAACTGATGAACAAATTGTTAATGTATCAGCTGAAATGAAATCCAATAAGATTTATCTAGCTAGTGAGGAAAATCTTGATGTTAGATACAACAAATTAAAGTTAGAATCAGAGCAAGCTAATCAAGAATTAGCAAAATCTCAAGCCTTAATTACTGAATTACAAAAAGGTAATAAAGGTAATGAGGAACTTCAAGCCAAAGTTAAAGGCTATGAAGATGAAATTGCAAGTCTTAAAAAGCAAAATGAAACTCAAAGAGTGGAATCAGCACTTGATAGAGTGTTATTAGAGGCTAATGTTCAAGATGTCGATTATGTAAAGTTTAAAATCAAAGAAAAAGGCACTGAATTAAAACTAGATGAACAAGGAAATCTAACTGGAGTACAGGATATGTTAGATGCCTTAAAGGTACAAATCCCTAATCAATTCATAAATTCCACTTCTAAAGTTAAAGAATTCAAACTTCCTAATAGTGATAATCCAAAAGACCCAGGCATTTCTAAAGAGCAATTCAATAAAATGTCTTATCACGAAAGATTAAAATTATTTAACGAAAATAAGGAAGCCTTTGAAGAATTATCAAAATCTAATGAATAAGAGGAATCAAAAATATGGCTATTACAAAAATTGAAGATTTAATTAATCCTGAAGTCTTAGCTCCGATGATCTCAGCTAAGATTGAGAAAAAAATTGTTGTTTCTAAAATTGCTAAGGTAGATAATACTTTAGTAGGACAACCTGGTAATCAAGTAACTGTACCTCAATACAAGTACATCGGTGATGCGGAAGATGTCGCTGAAGGTGTTGCTATGGGTACAGCTAAATTAGAAACTGGTTCAACAGTATTCACAATTAAGAAAGCTGGTAAGGGTGTTTCTATCACTGATGAAGCTATCTTATCAGGTTATGGTGACCCAGTAGGTGAATCCGAAAAGCAATTATCAACAGCTATTGCTAACAAGATTGATAATGATGTTGTTGATGTATTAGTTGGTGAGGGTGTTCAACTTACATCTGGTGATGGTACAGCTAAAATCTCATATGCTGGTGTAGTTGATGCAGAAGATTTATTTGATGAAGAAGTATCATCTGATAAAATCTTATACGTTCATCCTAAACAAATGACCCAATTAAGAAAAGACCCTGACTTTATCTCAGCTGATAAGTACGGTGTTGGAACTAACGTAATGACTAAGGGCGAAGTTGGACAAATCGGTACTTGTAGAGTTGTACGTTCAAAGAAAGTACCTCTAGATTCAACAAGTGCTTTCTACTTATGCCCTATGGTTAAGTTGACTAATGATGCTGAAACTGAGGAAGATGC